TATAGAGCGCCTGATCGTTTTAATAAAGGCGGCGAAGTTAATGTGCCTAATGCACCTATTGAACCTGATGAGCGCATTAATAAACTTACAGGTCTTCCTTATAACTATGAAGCAGGGTCAGCTTATATGGATGAAGATGATCCACTTAAAACACAACGCGGTGGTTTTGTAATAGGTGGCATAGTAAAGGGCGCGACTAAACTAGCTTCAAAGACTTTTTCGCCTAAAGGAGATTCTGGATTCTTTAGCATGGCTGAAAAAAAAGCAATGGACTTAAATCAAAACAAAGGTTCAGGTGATCAGTTTATTAGTATGCTAAAGAAAAATGGCGTAACAGAAGATGAGTTAGAGTTTACAGGATTTAATAATGAGTTTGCAGGTAAGCCTAAAGTTACTAAAGAAGAAGTAGTAGGTTATTTAAATGTTAATCGTTTAGATGTTGAGTCGCGTACAGGAAGACCTTCAAAGTTTAATGAAGAAGATATGTATGCAGGAATAGATGATGATGTTCCTGTTGATGATTTTTTTGAAGATATTGCTGATGATATAGATTTAGAAAGCGAGTTTACTCCTATAGCTGAACACAAAGAATATTCTTGGGAAGGGCTTGACACTCAGGACTATAGAGAAATTACATTAAGTTTGCCAAAAAGCAAACAAAAAAAGAAAAGAAATTTATACTACAGACCACTTTCCTAATCAAGAAAATGTAGTAGCTCATGTGCGTCTTGCAGATATTGTAACTGCTGATGGCAAAGAAGTTTTATTGCTTGACGAACTTCAAAGCGATGTACACAAAGCAGGTAGTAAGTTTGGATACATGAGTAAAAAACAACAGAATTTAAAGACTCAACTAGAAAAACGCAGAACAATACTAACTAAAAAACAAAAAGAAATTGAAAAAAAGTTAGTTAAAGTTAATTCAAAAAAGTTTAAAACTAAAACAGATAATCAAAAAATAGCTCAGTTAAAATCTGAAATATTTAGCTTAGAAAAAAAACGATTAGAATTATTAGATGAAGCATTTGCTCAACTCGCTCTTAATGAAAATAAAGTTCCTGAAATGCCCTTTAAACAACGCAAAGGTTCTGGGTGGGCGCAATTAGGAATTAAACGCGCTCTAATAGAAGCGGCTGAAAAAGACTACGACACTCTTGCTATGACTACAGGACAACAACAAGTAGACCGATATGCTGAAGCTATTGAAGACTCTAGTGGTTTTTACAAGCGTTATGACAGGGACTACATTAAAATACTAAATAAGTTTGGCGCTAAGTATGGTCAAAAAGTAGAAATAATAGAAGTCTTACAAGGTGATGATATTGTAGAAGTGCCTAGCATAAACTTAACCAAAGAATGGAAGAATGATATTCAACGAGGACTACCACAATTTAATAAAGGTGGTAAAGTATTAAAGAAACTAAAAAGGAACTGTGCATAAATGAAAGACGATTTTAAATACTTTAAACTCTCAGACTTTGATTGTCAAGAAACAGGCGAGAACGAAATGGACGAGGGCTTTATACAAAAACTAGATCACTTGAGAGAGGTGTGTGGCTTTCCGTTTCATATAACTAGTGGCTACAGGAGTTCCAACCACAGCATAGAGAAAGCAAAAAAAATTGGAGGAACACATACCCGTGGGATTGCCGCCGACATTTATGTCAATGGTGGACGACAACGTATGCAGATAGTAAGACATGCCTGTGCAATGGGCTTTGTAGGCATTGGAGTTGCAAAGGCTTTTGTGCATGTAGATATGCGAGATGATTTTAAACCAGTACTTTGGTGCTATTAATTTTAAAAATTAGGAGATATAAAAAATGTCAGATAAAGGTATTGTAATCCCAACATGGGCCATTCCACTAGTAGTCAGTTTATTTGTCGGTGCTATATCCTATGGTGCGGCACAAGCCAATGCTGAATCTACTACTAAGGAAGTCAAGCGTATTGAAGTAATAGTCAAAGAGACTGCTAAGAAAGCACAGGCTAATGGTCAGGCTCAAGCTGTAACAGAAACTAAGGTTGATGCAATTGTAGAGTCATTAGCTCGTCAAGAAAAGATACAAGAAAAAACTAACGAGCAGATACAAGCGTTGGTTGCGGCTTTACTAGCTAAACAATAATGAAGATGGTGTTTGCTCTATTGTTTTTCGTAAGCGGCGAAGTAGTCGAGGAACAAACACAATATTATTTAAAGAAGTCACATTGTATTTATATGTGTCAAGAACTATCAAGACCAAGCAACAAGTACGAACCCGTTGACTGCAAGTGTCAGGTTCAGTGGGTTGATGTAAACAGTACGGTAATACGATGAAACAACTAGTATTTGCTTTAATGCTTGAAACACTTACTGCTGATGGTCTTGTAATTGAAACCGAAGAGTATGGTGTATGGGCCGATGTAAACAAATGCACATACTTTAGTAGGAGTATAAGCTTACAAGGCGTAGAAGGCACAGCAGGGATTACATTTAAAGAAGCATTTCCTGTACCTATTAGAGCTTATTGTAAGCCTAAGTATGTAGACCCTCAAACAACGGAGATATTTGAATGATTTCAGGTCAAGATTGGTCGGACAGATATACTTGGGGCGGGTTGATTCTCGCTTTAATACTCCTTGGGTTTACTGTGTACGCTTTAATATTTAGGTGAAATTATGTTAGAACAATTAATAGGGCCAGTGTCAGGACTCTTGGACAAGTTCATTGAAGACAAGGACAAGAAGGCGGCACTAGCACACGAGATAAGTACGATGGCAGAGCGACACGCTCAAGAGCTTGCCAAGGGTCAGTTAGAAGTAAACAAAACTGAGGCGGCGCACAGGAGCTTGTTTGTGTCTGGTTGGCGGCCCGCAGTTGGGTGGTGTTGTTGTATGGCCCTGCTGTATAACACACTCTTATCGCCAATACTAGGCATATGGTTTGTTGTGCCGGAGGTTGATGCTTCATTACTAACACCTGTCTTAATGGGCATGTTAGGTTTAGGAGCTATGCGTACAGTAGAGAAAACAAAATCAGTAGCGAGGGACAGTTAATGCCTGCAAAAAAGAAATCAACAGTCAACAAGGCGGGTAATTATACCAAGCCTACAATGCGTAAGAACTTATTTAATAGAATTAAAGCAGGTTCTAAGGGCGGCAAAGCAGGGCAGTGGAGCGCACGAAAGGCTCAGATGCTTGCCAAGCAATACAAAGCTAAAGGAGGCGGTTACAAATGAAAGGTGTTAAACATTATAAAAGAGATGGTACAGAGCATACAGGTTCTAGTCACAAGATGGCTGATGGTACTCTACACACTAATAAGTCTCACACTAAGACAAGTGTAAAGTTATTTCATTTTAAAGATTTGTCTAAGAAGGCTAAGATAAAGGCAAAGGGAAAGAAGTAGTGGCACTTAAAAAATCTCAGAAGTCTTTGAAGAAATGGACAAAGCAAAAGTGGACTACTGCATCTGGAAAACCTAGCGGTAAAACTGGCGAAGTCTATGCGCCTAAAAAGACTATACAAAAACTTAAATCAACTGCGGCAGGTAGGAAGAAACTTGCGGCGGCGAATAAAAAGAAAAGAGAAGCAACAGCCAAAGGAAAACAACACGCTAAGCATGGCCTTCATAAAGGAAAGAAACGATGAGAGAAGACTACAAGAAAGGCGGTAAAGCTAAAAAGAAAAGAGATTCAAGGTTAGAGAGGGCAGGAGTTAGTGGATTCAATAAACCGAAACGTACCCCCAAGCATCCAAAGAAAAGCCATGTTGTCGTGGCGAAAGAAGGTGACAAAATCAAGACGATTAGGTTTGGAGAACAGGGGGCAAGCACAGCAGGAAAACCCAAGGCGGGTGAATCTGACCGTATGAAAAAGAAACGAGCCTCTTTTAAAGCTCGTCATAGAAAAAATATAGCTAAAGGCAAAATGTCTGCGGCTTATTGGGCTAACAGAGAAAAGTGGTAGACTATGCAGAGGATATGGACACTGTGGGCTTTGAGCCTAGGCGAAACAGTGGATAGCACATCTTCTGATGCCCATACTGTAGCATTAATAAAGACAGTACTGGTTGTTATTAATTTGTTTTGTTGTTTTTGTATTATATATAATACGTTTGTAGGCTAACTTCCTACATGATTTAAAGCGTTCAACTCTTCTTCTAAGAAGCCATGTATTTCTTCTAATCTAGGTTGAGTCAGTGTAATAATCTTACGCATCAACTCTAACTCATCATCCTTAAAAATCCTATGTAAATCCTTTTCGGGTATGCCGCTCATTTCTGTAACGACATGCCCGTCAGAATTAACAAGTATTTTAAAGCTTATTATATTCCCTTCTTTAAAGCTCACAAGCGCCACCTACACAAGCCAACTCCTGTGAGCCTGTAGTATTATCTTCTTGTTCAAAGTCTCCTAAGTCTTCCCAATCAACGCCTTTTGGCATAGAAGCTAGAAGCTCTTTATATTTATCGGAATCTATGTCCTCGTAAGGAGCTTGCTGATATACGTGATCACTGTATGGAAGTAAACTAACACCACTACACAAATCAAAGTTCTCCCAAATCCATTGAGATACCTGAAGAAACTCATCGTCTGTGTAATAGACTGTGATGCTTGGTTTGTGTTCGCACCAATGGTTCTGATATGTTTTCCACAAAGCTAATTGTTGCATAGCTCCAACTTGTTTAACTGTTGTACTAGATTTAGGAGACTTCACAGGAAAACTAAACACAACAGAAGAGGGAGACATAACATCTTGCTCTACTGGGAATCCTGCTTGCTCCATAAAGACTGCAAGTGGGTCTTTCTTATCTGAACGTACTCGTCTAATGTAGTGCTTAGAAAAACGAGGATGAATACCAGAGGCACTATCAACAAGCTGAGATACAGTACCGCTTGGCTTAACACAAGTAATAGCCACAGACTGATTGATTCCAAGCTTCTCAGCCCACTTCTTATTGGTTTTAATAGCAACATCCTTTAGCTCCTCTAGCCACTGTGCTGTTTTGTCTGAGGATACCCCCAAAGTAGGATGATCCATAATGCCTGTCATGCTTAAACCTAACAGTGCTTCTTCTTCTGTGTTGCGCTTCCAAACATTTCTCAAATAACGGAAGTCTGTAAGGGTTGCTTGCAGTGTACCAATAATAGCGGCTGTTTCTACTTTAGATTTAAGAGTCTTTAAATTATCATCAGACCGTATAACTACCTCAGACAAGTTACAGAACTGATTACTGCGTAGTATTATTTCACTACATGGATTAGTACCAAAGTCTTGCTCAGAATCTCTACGACCATTGAGGCTTGCAACTTTCTGTGCCGCAACACGACTAAAGATACCACGCTCACCCGCTTTAGATTCATACATAGTACTCATCTCGTTTAAGAAAGCTTCAAAGTCAGGCTTCTCTGTGTAGGCTACGCTGTTGTTTGCTAGTCTTCTTTGTCCCTCGTTCTCCCACCAAGCTCCATTCTTAGCTCTAGCCATGCGTTGATCAGTTAAATTAGATAAGCTTATGAGTGCTGAGCGCCTAACGCCACCTACAACTACAATGTCTGCAATCTTACACACAATATCGTGGCACTCTAAGGATGTTAGCTTGCGTCCTGCGGCTTTAGAGAACACACTTACACAAAAGTTAAATAAATCTATGAGTGGCTCTGGCCCTGACGCACGACCACCAAATGTTTTAAGTCTTTCTCCTGCACCACGCACCTTACTCATGTCCCACTTAGGAATCTTACCTGCGTACAGCATAGCAACAAGCTCACGGAATGCAGATGCCCAACCAATCTTACTGTCGGCTACAACAATCACAGTGTCTGTAGGGTGAAAGCTCTCAGCAACCTCTGGAAGTTTGTTTATGAAGTTGCGCTCTACACTAAACCCAACACCAGTACCACACATAAGAACATACATAAGCTCGTCAAAAGAACGAGGAGAATCTATATGCAAGTAACTACAGTTAAACCCTGCTACATTATCTTTATCTAGTGCTTGGCCTGCTGTCATCATGCATCTCATACTAGGCATGACTTCTAAATTATGTATTGCATCGTATATTTTTTTACCTTCACGAACTGTTATCTGTTCACGATCTCTCCAGAACTGAACATAACGATAAACTGTTTCTTCCCATGTTTCTCTGCGGCTTTGTTCGGGTAGCCATCGTGCGTAGCGTGACTTGTGTATAAACTGTTGATACTGATCCATTGTTATTCCTCTGTAAAATGTTTAATGTTTTTGTTTTCTTTGCGCCTAGTCTCTTTTAGTTTAGAAGAACTCTGAATCTTTTTAAACTTCTTCTTCCTTAAAAAGCTATCTCTCCTTTTATCTTTACGATTAACTTCTTCCATCTTTTTTCTCTAATAGTTCGACTATTTTATTTAAATACCATATAGCTTTTCGTGCATCCTGTATAGGTTTGTCTTTGTTAAATAATCTAGAGCCTGTATACTTTAACACATTGCCGTGGCAATAAACAATAGCACCTTCAACACCTAGTACATCTACAATGTAATCAATAGTTTCTATATCACCGTGATTGTAATGCGGAGGATGGTCAACCGCCTCAGTAATAGCAGAGGAGGCTTTACTCCAACCTCTAGTAGCTCTGTCCCACTCTTCGGGTGTAACATCATTAAGTCTAGCCATATCTTGTTTCATTTTTAAGTACTCTTCTATTTCGTTAGTCATTAAAAGTTTCTCTCTTCTTTACGTTGATCCAGTTGTCAGGTATACTATACTCACTGAACCATCTAAAGTCGTTGGCACTGGCCCACTCTCCGTGGCTTCTTTTAGTTCCGTCCTTGCGCCTCTTAGCTTGAGGCATTGGGGCGCTAGGATTAGCAAACAAAAACACTAGCTCAGTGTCTTCGGGTAAAGCCTTACTGATCCAAATGTATTTGCTGTACTCTGCGTAGTCCCAAAATCTACCCTTGGCTTCAAGTAATATTTTCTTCCCTTCAATCTCTCGTATAAAATCAGGATGATAATGATGATCCACGGTGTACGGGAGCTTATCAGTATGACAACTCCAAGAGTCTAGTATGCCTGTATGTAATTCGTATTCCCAATTAGAGTCATAACCAATCACTAAGTTTTTAGACTCAGGGCGAACTGCTCTGGGCTTACGCTTACCCTTTCTTATTTTAGTCAATGTATAACCGCCTCTCTTCTTTCTAGTTCTAAACCTATTATAGCGTGGAGATCAGTAAGAAACTCACTATCTACATCGGCTATGGTATTGTCTGAGTTGTAAAGAAAACTGCCTACTGCTATAATCATTTGATTAACATCTAAGACTTTGCTATCCATTGTATATCCTTTAGTGTTATACTTTCAATAGCACGATCAGGCCACAAAACTAACAGTCTTTTTATTTTATTTTTAATCCACTTAGGGTGATAGGCGTTTAAGTACATAGTTCGTTCAGCCATAAAGTGAGTTTGTGTAGGCATAAAGTTTAAATAATTTTTAGTATTTATTTTAAGGCCCTCTTCTTCGTTCAACAAACTACGCAACCAATCAACAAGAATCACTGAGGCTTGATCTTGGATGCGCTTGGTTTTCTTTTTGTTCATATTAATTCCTCGACTTTAGGTTCAACTTCTACTTTAGTTAAGTACGCTAAACCATTGGAATACTTGAAAGTTCTTAGGCCTGCTCCATCGTTGGAGTCTTTGTAGCATTCATATTTATACTTACACCAACTACAACCTTTAGGTAATTTCATGTTGCCTTTCTTACCATCAGGTATGGGAGTATAGCATAATTCAGGAGGGGTGTCAAGCTTTAATGCAGGGATCAAAGATTTAATTGATGTTTTTATGTTAGGCTTGTCCATGTCATCGGGCGTGTACATGCACAACTCGCCACTCTCTTTGTTGATAACCAAGAACCCACCGTTATCTGTACCCTCTGCCGCTTCATACCCTGCAAGCTGACCAAGGTATCCAAAGGGGTCGTCCTGTGCTAGGCGGCCATCTTTAAACTTGTTAAACGCAAAGCGAGAAGCAGTCTTGACATCCACTACCTCACCGTTTATCTTGCAATCCATGTGACCTACAATACCATTAACATCTACTTCTTTCTGCTCATCTGTTACTTTGTGGTCTGTCATTCGTACAAGCATCAACACAATCTCTTCAAGCAAATGACCATATAGAAATTTAATTTGTGTAGGCCCATCAATACCGCCACGCCCTTGCGGGTCACGCTTCTCAAACCACAACTGTCGTGCGGGCTTGCCGACATTAGACATACGTACAGTGAATTCTTTGTTGCGCTCAGAAGGAGCCGCCCAAGACATCAAAGCCTCTTTAATACCTGACAAGGTACTATCAATGTCTTCTTCTGTAAGCGGCAGAGGCTTACCGTCTGACAAACCTTCAAGGTGTTTGTAGATGTCAGGCACTACATTATTAAGACTCATTGGGCATATCCTTTATAATAGTTTTAATTTTATTTAAAGAGAGCTTAAACCATTCTCCTCTGTTATCGCATCCCGTGTCTGTAAGTTTATCGTGTACTAATTTTTCTGAGCTTCTGCGATTATCAAAAAACCTTGAATATTCTAATTTAAAATCACGTAAAGGACTAGATGTTTGATAAGCCTTACACCTGTCTTTTGCATCCACAGCCATTCCAATTTTATACCAACCTTTCCATGCAG